GGGGCTGTTCTTTATGCCCTTTCACAAGCACCACGCTACCAGGATAGATATCAAGTCCGAGGAAGTGCTGGTTGTGGCCAACCGAGAAGAGGCCATCGAGGTCTTTGACCAACAGGAACAGATGGGCGCAGCTGTTACCGCTTTTGTTTACAACCAGCCAGCAGCTATCTTTGGTTTTGTTTCAATCTGGAAAGGCGTTGCCGAGGCGTGGCTAGTGGCAGATGACGTTGCGAGAACCATGCCGGTTACATTTACCAAAACTGCAAATCTAGTTTTAGATATCTCTGCGATATCTATGGGATTGCATCGAACACAAATAACCGTTAGATCTACGGATACACGGGCGTACAAATGGGCATCAGCAGTTGGATTCAAAGAGGAATGCCTGATGCGAAAGTACGGAACAGACGGCGTAGATTATTTTTTGATGGCGAGGTAAGTATGAGCGGAATGTTTAGCAAACCAGACACTAGCGCACAAGAGCGAGCTATTGCAGAGACCAAGAAAGAAAACGAGCGTCTCAAGTTGCAGGCCGAGGAAGAGCGTAGAGAGCTAGCAGAGCAAGCCACGGCAAAGCGAAGAAGCAGGTTAACCGGTGGGTCGCGGATGTTGTTATCGAGCGCAAGGCTTAACGCCGAGCAAGGAATTCAAACTTTAGGTTCATCTGAAATGGAAGGAGCTTAATCATGGGTGGAACCACTAGAAAAGCAACCGGACAAGAAGATAAACGAAGGGCAAACGAAGCCAAACAACAGGCTGAAATGCAAGCCAAAAAAGAAAAAATAAAATTACAAAATGAGCGCAACGAGATGGCCAGGGTTGCTGGCGAATCTGCGGCTGCGTCTCGGCGTTCTCGCCGCCGCACAAGTTTACTTGGAACCGTTAGCCTTGGCAGCGCAGAACAAACACTTGGCGATGAACTTAAACTTTTAGGCTAGACATGGACAAAAAAGACAAGATGCAAAAGAAGGTTGCTACCGTGATGCGTGAATACTCCAAAGGCAAACTAAAGTCTGGCTCTGGGCAGAAGGTTAAAAGCGAGCAGCAGGCCAAGGCTATTGCTATGAGCGAAGGCCGCAAGGCTGGAGGGTACGGAAAATGAAACCCGGCCTCTATGCCAACATCCATAAAAAGCGTGAGCGCATAGCCGAGGGTTCTGGCGAGAAGATGCGTAAGCCTGGCGCACCAGGCGCACCAACCGCAGAGGCTTTTAAGAAAGCGGCTAAAACCGCAATGAAGCCTAAGAAGTAATGGCCATACAGGTTCAGCAAGAATCTTTTTCAACTAAGTCTAGGTTTGTAACTCCGACTTACGTTGATAAAGATGGCGTTACTTATTTAACGTCATCAGACAAACCATTCCCTGTTATTGAGGTAAACCATTTGCGCCTGCATGAGGGCAGGGCATTTTATGTTTACAAAACATTTAAAAAAGGTTCTCCTTTAGCGGTCAATGGAAATTTAGACATAGCTCTTGCTTGGCCAGATGGGTACGCTCCTCATTGTGTGTTTACTTACGAAAGTGGCGGGTCATCAGAGTTTTATATTTATGAAAACCCAACTACATCTGGTGGGACGGCAATGACAGTTCACCGCCGTAATAGAGTGCTTACAACAACCAGCGCGGCAGCAGCCGTGCATACGCCAACTGTAACTTCTGTTGGAACAGAAATCTTTGGTGAGTTTATTTCTAGCGGGGCTGGCGGCACAGGAATTGGTGGCAGGGGTTTAACCCCCGAGTTTGTTTTAAAACCTTTGACCACTTATCTTTTTAGATTAACCAACGTCAATTCACAGTCGAATGAAGCAGAGCTCATACTGGATTGGTACGAATAATGGTTCAGAAAAAATATCAAAACCCAGAAGGTGGACTAAATGAAGCAGGCCGCAAATACTTCAAGAACAAAGAAGGCAGCAACCTCAAATCCCCGGTTAAGTCTGGTACGAACCCGCGGCGTGTTAGCTTTGCTGCGCGATTTGGTGGAATGGCTGGGCCTCTCACGGACGAAAAAGGTAGACCCACCCGCCTCAAGCTCGCCCTCAAAGCGTGGGGTTTCGGCAGCAAAGAAGCGGCCCGTAATTTCGCGCAAAGGCACAAAAAGGACTAAATAATGGCTGAGATGATGAGACTATCGCCAGAGGATGTGCTCAAGCGGCACGACATGGCGTTACGCAAGAAGGATGATTTTCGCGACCTTTATGAGGATGCCTACGAGTTTGCGCTCCCACAGCGTAACCTCTATGACGGGTACTACGAGGGCAAGGTTGGCGGCGCAAAGAAAATGAATCGGGTGTTTGATTCCACAGCGATCAACTCCACCCAGCGATTTGCTAACCGCCTGCAATCCGGAATCTTCCCGCCGCAACGTAAGTGGGCAAGGCTTGAGCCAGGCGCAGACATTCCAGATGATCGCAGGGGAGAGGCACAAGCTGCGCTTGACATCTACACCGAGAAACTTTTTGCCACGCTCAAGCAGTCAAACTTTGACATTGCTATGGGCGAGTTCTTGTTAGACCTCTCTATTGGCACAGCGGTAATGATGGTGCAGCCTGGAGATGACGTTAACCCACTAAACTTTGTGCCGGTGCCTCAGTACCTAGTGGCATTTGAGGAAGGTGCAAATGGCCAGGTGGACAATGTCTACCGCCGTATGCGGATCAAAGGCGAATCAATCCAGCGCCAATGGCGAGATGCCAAAATTGATGGCCAATTAAAGTTAAAGATTGAATCAAAACCCACAGAAGATTTTGAATTCGTAGAGGCCACGGTTTTTGATAACCAGCGCGGGGATTACTGCTACCACGTTATTCAAAAAGAAACCAAGCAAGAGATTGTTTATCGCAGGCTAAAGACTAGCCCCTGGGTGGTAAGCCGGTACATGAAGGTGGCTGGCGAGATCTATGGACGCGGCCCGGTAATAACCGCAATGCCAGATATCAAAACCCTAAACAAGGTCAAAGAGCTGGTGCTCAAAAATGCATCACTATCGATTGCCGGTGTCTACACCGCAGCTGATGACGGTGTACTTAACCCGGCAACCATCAAGATTGTGCCAGGCGCAATTATTCCCGTGGCGCGTAATGGTGGCCCCCAGGGCGAATCTCTCAAGGCCCTGCCGCGAGCTGGTGACTTTAACCTGTCGCAGTTGGTGATCAACGACCTGGTGCAAAACATCAAGCGCATCTTGCTAGACGAATCGCTGCCACCGGACAATATGTCGGCTAGGTCAGCTACCGAGGTAGTCGAGCGGATGAAGGAGCTCTCGCAGAACCTGGGCTCTGCCTTTGGCCGGTTGATCAACGAGACTCTGATTCCCGTGGTTACCAAGATTCTTGAGGTTATGGATCAGCGCGGGATTATCACAATGCCCCTGCGGGTCAACGGCCTGGAAATCAAGGTATCTGCTGTAGCTCCGCTGGCGATGGCTCAGAACATGGAAGATGTCAGCAACATTCTCCAATACGCTCAGATTGCAGCCCAGGCTGGCCCAGAGGGTCAGATGGCAATCAAGGTTGGGGATATGCTCGACATGGTTGCTGAGAAGTTGGCCATTCCACAGTCGATCCGAATGACAAAGGCCGAGCGCGAGGCTAAGATGGCCGAGGCCCAAGAAATGGCCCAACAAGCTGCTCAAGTTGCTCAAGAAAACCCTGAGATGGTTGAGCAACTGGTTGGGGGCATGACCTGATGTCTGGCGGCTGGGATGATCTAGAGGCCATACCAACAGATATCCGTGGAGCGCAGCAGGCGGTAGAAGATTTAAACAAGCTCTGCCTGCGCGTGCTCGGCTCAGAAGATGGCCAGAAATTGATGGGGTGGTTGCGAGCTGCCCTGCTAGAGCAGCCCGTTGCCGTGCCGGGCAGCGATCCCTCATTCGCGTTCTACCGTGAAGGCCAGAACAGCGTAGTGCGAGACTTGGAAGCACGGATCAAAAAGGCAAGGAGCCTGTAAATGGAAACGCAAGTAAACGAGCCCAGCGGCGAAAGCCAAGATGCTGGCCTACTCGATTCGGTATCAATTACCGAAGACCAAGGCCAGCAGGCAAGCCCAAGCAGCACAGACATCGAGCACCGTGAGGAGCAAGATGACGATACACCACTAGAACGTCCAGATTGGTGGCCAGAGAACTTCTGGAAAAAGGACGATTCCTCACCCGACCTAGAAGGCATAGCTAAGAGCTGGCAAGACCTGCGTAAGCAGATAGCCCAGGGCAAGCACAAGCCGCCAACCGATGGGAAATACGACACCTCGGTCTTTGGAGATATCCCAGAGGATGATCCGGTGCGTGGCCACGTTATGGGGTGGGCAAAGGAATATGGGATATCTCAAGCAGCTCTAGACAAGCTGGTTGGGGATGTTGTGGCCATGAATGGCGAGCAGGCGCAGCAGGTATCTCGCACCATCGAAGAAGAGCGCAAGGCCCTTGGCCCTAACGCAGATGCCATCATCAAGGGCATGGGCGATTGGGGTGCTGGCCTAGTTCGCAAGGGGATACTTAGCAAGGATGACTTTGAAGAATTCAAGGTCATGGGCGGCACAGCTGCTGGGGTGCGTGTATTTATGAAGATACGGGAGACCTACGAGGGGATGAAGATTCCTTTGCAGTCTGCTCCGGTTGAGGGGTCTGCCAGCAAGGACGAACTCTATGCAATGGTGGCCGATCCAAAGTACAAAACAGACCCAGGATACAGGTCAAAAGTCGAGCGGATGTTTGCATCGACTTTCGGTAACTAATCCTCCTCACTCTCCGCAAGGAGAGGCTTGAACGCCACCGGCTAACCACCGGTGGCTTTTTTTTGTTGCATTTTATTTTTAGAACCGTTAGATATTCGGTTAAGGCCAATCGATATCCATCGACCCTTACCGCAGCGGATGCTGACGAGCGGCTAGCGTAACTAGCAAGCAAGAGGCCCAGAACACCGGCTAACCGAAGCGACAAAACCTTTTTAACTTTCTTGGAGATTCCAAATGGCGATTTCATTATCAAACGCCTTTGTCACGCTCTTTGACGCTGAAGTTAAGCAAGCCTACCAGGGCAAAGCAATGCTGGTGGGTGCGGTTCGTCAGCGCCGGGGTGTCGAAGGCTCAACTGTAAAATTCCCTAAAGTCGGCAAGGGCGTGGCCACCGTGCGCGTTCCCCAATCCGATGTTAGCCCATTAAACGTAGCGTTCTCTAACGTCACCTGCACGCTGACTGACTACAATGCCGCTGAGTACAGCGACATCTTCAATCAGGCCAAAGTCAATTTTGACGAGCGTTCAGAGCTTGTTCAGGTAGTTGGTTCCGCTATTGGCCGCCGTCAAGACCAGATCGTTTTGGATGCACTCTCAGGTTCGAGCACAAGCTTAGTAGTGACCGAAGACGAGGGCGGCACCAACACCGGTCTGAACGTGGCTAAACTGCGTGCTGCTAAGAAACTGCTGGATAAAGGCAATGTCCCGATGGACAACCGCCACATGATCATCCACGCAAACTCTTTGGCATCGTTGTTAAGCGAGACCTCGGTAACCAGCGCAGACTTTAATACCGTCCGCGCCCTGGTATCTGGTGAGCTCAACACATTCCTCGGCTTTACTTTCCACACAATCGGTGACCGTACCGAGGGTGGTCTTCCCGTTGCATCGAGCGAGCGCAAGCTGTGGGCTTTCCACCGTGACGCAATCGGCTATGCAGAGGGTATCGCTCCTCGCACGGAAATCAATTACATCCCTGAGAAGACCAGCTTTTTGGTCAACGCAGTATTCTCAGCCGGTGCAATTGCGATTGATGCCGAAGGTATTGTCGAAGTCCAAACCACCGATTCGGCATAAGGAGAACGATAATGGCATTTTCTATTACTGGTTTAAACTCTGTCAGCCCCAATAAGCGCGGCAATGCACCATCGATCTACGCTTATAAAACGACTGACGCTATTGCCGATGTCAATACATCTGGCTACTTCAACAGCCTGGCTGATAC